TGTAAAAAACTTACTAAAGAACACTACTTAGTAAAAAACACAGGTAACGAAAAAATAAAAATAATTAGGTTTTATAAAAAATGATAGAAAAAATTAAATACGAATCTAGCTTAGTTAAAAAATGGTTTGCACAAACTGAATCAAATCAAAATATAAACGAGCCAGGAGTGATAGATATAGTTTTAGAACTTATGCACCACTTTGATATTAAATCAAATAAAAGACTTTTAAAAAGGTTTGAAAAACTAAACTATGCAAAAACATTTTTTGAACAAGAACCTTTAAGAGATGTAGTTTCTAAAGGTAAATTTTTGAGAGGAACGTTTGGTGCAGCCTTGAAAGATTTTTGGGAGTCACCTGATTATGATAAAGATTTGTTTAAAGATGGATTAAAAATAGCAAAAGAAAATAAAAAAGATTTTAAACTTACTGAAAAAGAAAAGAAATTCTGGGCAGCTATATTTGCAGAACATGACTTAATACATTTCTTTTTTGATTTAAAAAACACAACTATGGGAGAAATATCTGTTATAACTTTTACGATTGCTAAAAGTTTTCGTAGAAGTTTTTTTACAATAATCTTTTTTTCTTTAGTTGGAGCCTTTTTAGAGTTTTTAAGACACCCTTTCAGTTTGCTTCTTTTAAGGTGGAGGGTAAGAAAAGTACATTCATTAAAACTACATCACTATGATATTCTTAAAATAATATGGAAAGCATATAGAAATGGCAAAAGATGTCCTTGGATGTTATCAATAAATTGGCACGATAGATTACATGAGCCATTGCATATAGTTAAAGAAGAATTAGGACTTGATGTAAATGCTGATTTTAAATTCTATAGACACATGGACAAAGAATTAGAGAAACTCAATTGGTGGAAAGAATATGGTAAAAGAACTGCATTTCAACAACAGGTGTTAGTAGCTAGATTAGTAAAAAATAATGGTGTGCCTTTTAAAATACTTCCATGATTTGGCGGTCAACAATAGATTTAACAGACGCAGAAAGACTTGTTTTAAATATTTTTGCTAAACAGTATGAGGGTTCATCAGAAGAAGCAGTACCTAATGTTTTAAAACAGTTTCCTTCTGTTTTAGAAAAAATTAATAATTTAATTGATAATTACTTACCCAAAAAATATAAAAAATATTTAGTGCAGTCTTGGTCAATAAATGTTACTAAAGATACTGTAATTACTTCTAACCCTCATAATCATGGGTACTCTCATTTTAATTTTATATTTTACACTGAGAGTGATGGAGAAAATTGTTTAGTACTGAGGGATACAAATAATTTAGAATTTAAATTAAAATTAAAGACAAATGAATTTATAATATTGCCACCACAACAGATACATATGATAGAGATTGGTAAAGCTAAATCAGATAGAATATCTTTTGTAGGGGACGTTATACTCACAGAGACAGAATATAAAAGCAGTATGTTTCTACCACCTGTAAATATTTGGCAAGAATTAGAGTAAAATAAAAAACTATGTTAGGATTTAAAACATTCGCAGAATCACCTATAGCTTCTTTAGCTGTACTAGATGATGTAAATGTAACCCCTACTGGTCAAGTAGGTACTGGTGCTGTAGGTTCTTTAGGTTTTTCGCTAGACCTTAATTTTTCAGTAAATCAAAGTTCACTTACAGCTAATGTAGGCACACCTACAGTAATAGCTGATAGTAATTTGAGTCTTACTGGTTTATCTAGCACATCAGCACTAGGCAGTGCAACAACTAAATTAGACGTCGATGTTTCTGTTACTGGGCAGTCGGCAACAAGTTCAATGGCTGGGGTAGGGGTAAACGGTAGTGTAGTAGCTATACTCTCAAACCTTACGGCAACAGTAGGTTCAGTAAGTGTAAACATAGATGCAGAAGCAAATGTAACTATACCTTTAGCAGATGAAGGGGAGAGTGCTTTAGGCACACCAAATATAGTAGCAAAAGCCAACACTAATGCAGCAACCCAAGTAGGCACAAGTGCACT